GCAGAACTGGTCAAAAATGATTCCCAGCTGTTGTACGCTGATACTGTTAATTTTGTGTAGGAATCTATCAATAATGGAACATTTCTATCAAGACATCTCGGGCTTTATGAGCCACAAAAATACTGTGATGCTGGATCTAGTGCTGGATCAATTTCCTGCTGAAGGCACTTGGGTAGAACTAGGATCCTGGACTGGACGCAGTGCCGCATATTGTGTGGTTGAACTGATCAATAGAAACAAACTGGGTGCTTTCTATTGTGTGGATACCTGGAAAGGTGAAACAGCTATCGCGTATGATCCGGCCACTGTGCAGGATCTTGAAAAGATTTTTAAACACAATCTCTCTCCGGTGATAGAACACATAACAATGTTGAGCATGACGAGTTGGGATTCGGCTGCCCATTTTGCGGACGAGTCAGTGGATTTTTGCTATGTGGATGCCGGGCACAGTTATGACGCTGTGACAATGGATTTGACAGCTTGGTGGCCCAAACTGCGCCCGGGATCTTGTTTTGCCGGCGATGACTACACCAAAGGATATCCCGGTGTGCAGCAGGCAGTATGGGACTTCTTTGGCCCAAGAGACATTAAAGTTCGCAGATCAGGTCGCTGTTGGCTGATCACAAAACCATTTGATGACAGCAGTTTGATTTAAATAAAACATGTCCTGGCTTAAACACTATCGAGACACGTACTACCACTTGTTGAATCCCCACGTCAGCGGTGCCAAAAGAGGACTCACGGAAGGGCTGTATCAGCGAGCTGAGGGATTCAATCTTGTGTTTGCATATCTCGAAAGTCTTGGCCAAGCTGAATATCACATAATCGAAACCGGCACCATGAGAAATCCAGGCAACTGGAAAGATGGGCAGAGTGCTAGATTGTTTACAGAATTTGTCGATCACTATGCCGGCACTGTGCGTAGCGTAGATATAGATCCTGCTGCGGTTGCCTCTGCTCGTAATTCTATTAGATCTTTAAGATTTGAATCCGCATGCCAGGACAGTGTGCAGTATCTGAGCACACAGCCTGATTTAAATCAAGTTGATCTTTTTTATCTTGACAGCTATGATGTAAAATGGAACGATGATCGCCTTAGTGCTGAACATCATTTACGAGAATTCCAAGTAATTGAACCCAATCTCAAATCTGGTGCCCTGGTTGTAATAGACGACAATAGCAGATTTCTTGAATCTAATCAACGCACAGGAAAAGGCCATTACATAGCAGACTATCTGGAAGCAAAAGGAATACAGCCGTTATACGATGCTTATCAGATCATTTATAGATTCTAATCATGATCATTGACACTTTTTTATTCAACAACGAATTTGACATGCTGGACATACATCTGGCCATCACTGACCAGTATGTGGATCGCTGGGTGGTACTAGAAGCCAGCAGAACTTTTAGCGGCATCTCTAAACCTTACTATCTCATGGACAATCTTGCCCAGTATCAATCGCGCTATGGCGATAGAATCCAAGTTGTCACATTGGAACTCTCAGCAGAGCAGACCAATCTTGTGTGTGAAACCATGATGCGTCAAGCTATTGCACCTGCATTAGCAGCACTCAGTGCCGAGGACATCGTGATTCACGGTGATCTGGACGAGATAATCAATCCTGAATGCTGGGCAGAAATCATTGCCACAATGGATCAGCATGATCGACCTGTCAGTTGCGGATTTGAGATGTACATGTACCGGTTTGATCAACGGGCCGAGCGTGGATGGAAAGGTAGTGTAGTAGCACGCCGACGCATGTTTGACACACCTCACGAACTGTATAAAGGTGCCAGCATCAAACGCAAAAATAGAGATCATTGTGTGGGAATCAACCGGCCTGTAGGCTGGCACTGGACCTGGATGGGGTCAGACGATCTGATACGCAACAAGGTAGTGAGTTGTATAGAAACCCAGCACCGAGATCCTGAAGAGATGTTGCAAGCATTCAAAAGAAAAGATACCATTGCAGCCATAAATCACAAAGCCACTACACATGTGGTGGATACTCAATATCCTGAATCAGTACAGGCCATTCTCAAAAGATATCCCAGTTATTGGCATAATCCACCAGGGGGTTAACATGGCCACTCGCGCTGAAAAAGATCTGCATCGTGCGGCACGTGAAGCACATCGTGCCCGGAAACAGGAACCTGCACCAGTCACACCACCCACACTGCCCACAGTTTTTACAGCGCAGGATCCAGTGGATTGTGCCTGTGTGATCCATGGTGCAGGATATGATTTCACCTATGTGGATCGACTGTACAACATGTTGAATCGGCATTTGACCCGCGGCGCTAGATTGCATGTGTACACCGAAGCTTCACGGCCAGTGCCCAGCCACATGATCCGTCATGACCTAACCGAATGGCCAGGAGTGTCGGGACGCAAACGCAGCTGGTGGTACAAGATGCAGTTGTTCAACAGTGACCATTTCCGCGGACAGTTATTGTATTTTGATCTAGACACAGTGATCGTGAGCAACATAGATTGGATCGTGAATCTCAGCCCGGTGTTTTTTTGGACCTTGCGAGATTTCCGTTCACTGTGGCGCCCGGACCTGCACACCATGAATTCGTCTGTGATGTACTGGAACACACAGAATTGGAACACCATCTGGACTCAATTTGAACAACAGGGCATACAGCGCATAGGCCTGCGACACCAGCACGGCGGCGATCAGGATTACTTAAATACTGTGATACCTGCAAACAAACGGCGCTTTCTTGACGAACAGCGCATAGTGAGTTGGCGTTGGACAGCACTGGATGGTGGAATGAATTTTAAAAATCGCACTTATAAAAGACCCAATCGCGGCACCATATTGAGTCCTGCCACAAGTGTGTTGGTGTTCCACGGCGACCCAAAACCACACGAAGTCAACGACGCTGTGATAAAACAACACTGGTGTTGACAACTAACTGCACATGCGCTATAATACACTCATGTCAACAAAGGCACTGATCCATAAAACTGCTGAAAAAAGTCGCAATTTTTCGCAAGTAGAGTTGGAAAAAGATGCAAGCAAAACGGTTGACTGGTATCGTAATCGCTACTACAATAGTGGCTTAACAACACAACGGGGCTAGAAACCATGAGTGCTATTCGTATCCTACGCGGCGTGTACCGCAATCAAATTGTAAAAAATCAAAGCTTCGCTCTTGTGAGCGGCTTTCGCACCGGCGCCAAGGGCGGCTATGTCACAGTGCAGAACAACGGCACATTCCCCAACTGCGCGGACGTGATCCGCATTCGCGTTGATGCCATCTCTGACTACGAGATGATTGCCGGTGACACTGTGGAACAGAACACACCTGCTCCAACCGCAACTGCCAAGATCGCAGAGTCTGAAGAACAAGCAATGACTCGTATCCGCGAGCGTTTTGAAATCCTTACAGAAATGAGCAAAGCCTGTATCGGTGGCGACATCCGTGCGATGATCGTATCGGGCCCTCCTGGCGTGGGCAAGAGCTACGGTGTAGAACAAGAAATCGAAAAGGCCACGCTGTTTGACAAGATCGCAGGCAAGCGGCTCCGCGCAGAAGTTGTGAAAGGCTCTGCAACTCCTATTGGACTGTATCAGACTCTTTACAAATACTCGGACCCAAATTGTGTGTTGGTGTTTGATGACTGTGACTCAATCCTGTTGGACGATGTGGCACTGAACCTGCTGAAAGGCGCATTGGACTCTGGCAAGAAGCGCAAGATCTCCTGGTTGAGCGAAAGCAGCACTCTGCGTCGCGAAGGCATCCCAGACAGTTTTGACTTCAAAGGTTCAGTGATCTTTATCACCAACTTGAAGTTTGACAAGATGAAATCGCAGAAACTGCGCGATCACTTGGACGCACTGCAAAGTCGGTGCCATTACCTGGACTTGACCTTGGACACCATGCGTGACAAGATCCTGCGTATCAAGCAGATCGCCAAGGACGGTGTGTTGTTTGATGGCTACGACTTTGAGCCCGAAACGCAAGACAGTATCTTTGAGTTCATGGAAACCAACCAAGTTCGCTTGCGTGAGATGAGCCTGCGTATGGCGCTGAAGATTGCAGATCTGCGTAAGCTGAGTCCTGACAATTGGCGCCGTCTTGCAGAGACTACCTGCATGAAAGCAGCTGACTAATGGGTTGGGTAGCCGTAATCGTTGCATTACTTTGCGGCTACCCTTGGTTGGCTGCTGCGATTGTTCTTCTTATAGTGATGTGAGTGCCAAAATGGAAGTGTCTATTGTTTGGATGTTGTTAAATGGTTGGTTTGCCAAGCATTGCTTTGAGGATGGCTCTACTGTTTCAGGATGGGTGTGTTTGTTTATCAGTGCCTATTATCTGGCTAGATTGTTAGAAGTAATTTTTTAAGGAATGTGTATGTTTGAAATCTGGGATGGTGATTTGTTTTTGTACACTGTGGACAACAAGTATCAAGCAGACGAAGCCGAGGAGATTGGGTTCAGGATAGTGCAGATCCAGTGAGTTTTAGCGTAAAGCTAGGAAACAGAGTCGCAGTGAATTTCTAGCCCGGCGACTCTTTAGTGACAGGTGTCTAAATGGCACCTGTCTTTTTGACTTTTACGCCCTGTGGCTATATACTAGCACTATGAAATATCTTGTGCTAGAACTGGGTCATGACGATCCTATACATTTACGTTTTGCTATTAGAGAAAATCCCATGGCCGACGCTTGGCTGGAACGAATGAATATCCGTGATTCATGGCCTTTAGATGATCCTACTCGATTTGATGGATTTGATTCACCAGAAAAAGAACAACAGCGGGCAGAAAATTATATTTTGCAATGTGTTCGAACGATCAATGATTATCAACCCATCATTGACAGGCCATTTACATCAGTTCAAGATCAAGATTATCTCAACTATCTACATCACGTGTTTGAAATGTATCACGGACTATTGGATCAGCAGACTCATGAATTTTGGATACAGGCACCTGACGCTGTGCGCTCAGCATTGGCGCAATTAAATATAGCAGTTCACAGATGTGAAAGTCTGGGCCCAGCGCAGCCTAGATTGATTTGCACATGGTTCGGAATGCCCAAGATATATAAATTAGATCCTGAAACGGCTGTTGGGTACGGGTCCATGACAGTGCCGTTTGGCACCGTTTGTTTGAATTATGTAGAGATTGGTAAGACACTGGAAAATCTCGCAGACGATCAAGACCAATACATTGGCGATCTTGCTTTCCAGCCCTGGCAACAATATTCAGCAGATTTCTTCGTGCCATTCTATAACATAGATAAGCGTGCGAAATTGCCTGGGATGGAAAATTATCTGCAACAGCATCGGGAGTTCTTTGTTGCTCGAGGCATTGAAAATGTGTATAATACACAAGTATTGCCCATGAGATATCCTGTGGCGGATCTTGAAGATTCCAGGTCAGAGAGTGAATTGATTGGGTTGATCGCACAAAGACAATATGTTACACGAGTATCTATAGAATGAAAAGAGCAACCATAACCATACGCGATGAGGTGAACATCAAGATCGAAGGACTGGATCTTGACACTCGCAGAGATCTTGTGAAGAAGTTCAAATACGATGTGCCTTATGCTCGCTATCTTCCGGCTGTGCGACTGGGACGTTGGGATGGCAAGGTGGCCTACTTCCAGCTGGGCGGCAGCACCTATGTGAATCTCTTGCCGGACATAATCCCCATCTTAGAAAAGCAAAACTACGATATCGAGCTGGACGATCAGCGTGAATATTCCACCACGTTTGCGTTTGACCAAGTGACAGAAATCACATATCAGGATAGGAAATGGCCTCGGGGACATCCTGCCGAAGGCGAACCCATCCTGCTGCGCGACTATCAGGTAGAGATCATAAACAATTTTTTAGCCAATCCACAATGCTTGCAAGAAGTGGCCACGGGTGCAGGCAAGACCATCATGACAGCAGCACTGAGTGACGCTGTGAGTGTGTATGGCCGCAGTATCGTTATCGTGCCCAACAAAAGTCTTGTGACACAAACAGAAAAAGACTACATCAATATGGAGTTAGATGTGGGTGTGTATTTCGGCGACAGGAAAGAATACGGCCGCCATCATACCATTTGCACCTGGCAGAGTCTAAATAACTTGTTGAAGAACACCAAGAACGGTGTGGGTGATTGCACCATACAGGAGTTCCTGGCGGATGTGGTGTGCGTGATAGTAGACGAAGTACACATGGCCAAGGCAGATGCACTAAAAACACTGCTAACAGGCGTGATGGCGCAAGTGCCAATTCGCTGGGGCCTCACAGGAACCATACCAAAAGAACTGTTTGAAAGCCAGAGCCTGCTGGTGAGTTTAGGTCCTGTGATATCTCGACTGGCTGCCAGCGAGCTACAGGATCGCGGCGTGCTGGCACAGTGTCATGTGAATGTGGTGCAACTGGTGGACACTCGAGAACACAAGACCTATCAGGAAGAACTGAAGTATCTCCTGGAAGAATCCGGTAGATTAGATGCTATCGCACAACTGGTTCTGCAAGTGAATGAAACAGGCAATACCTTGGTGCTGGTGGATCGTGTAGCAGCCGGACATGAACTGGTCGCAAGACTGGGAGACCGTGCTGTGTTTGTGTCAGGTGCTACCAAGGCCCGGGACCGCCAGGATGAATATGATGAAGTGGCCACCAGCACAGACAAGATCATCGTGGCCACATATGGTGTGGCAGCAGTGGGCATCAACATTCCAAGAATCTTTAACTTGGTCATGATTGAACCGGGCAAGAGTTTTACCCGAGTGATTCAATCAATCGGTCGCGGCATCAGAAAGGCCGAAGATAAAGATCATGTGCAGATATGGGACATCACTTCAACATGCAAATTTAGCAAACGACACTTGACCAAACGCAAGGTGTTCTACAATGAAGCCAACTATCCTTACACTCAGGAAAAATTAAATTGGAATTAAAGAATCAGAAAATAATAGTGTGCGGTGATAGCTTTTGTACTTCAATGATATGGGACCGATATCATTTTAGTCAGATTCTTGAAGACACATATGGATATCAGGTCACTAACCTAGCACATGGCAATTTCAGTACAGTGGGCATTTGCTTTCAGATTCAACAAGCAATCACCATGGATCCGGATATCATCATTTACAATACCACAGATGCATCAAGATTTGAGCTAGTGATGAATGGCAAGTTTGATGCCGCCGCTGGTTTAAGAAATATCGTGTATTTTGATAATGGAGTAACCAGTTACAGGCGAGCCGACACCGGTGACACCGAATCCGCAGTGTTTTCAACCAATTATGCACGACTTGGTGAGAGAGTGTATTTTAGAAAAAATGTAGAGACCACACAAAGTCAGATTGATGCTGTTGATCAGTACATGAAACATTTTTTTGATTATGGATTAAAAACCCAAACAGATTCCTGGATGATTGGATATTGGCATCAACAGATAATTGATGCCGGAATCACACCTGTGAGACTGTCTCGGCAGGACGACATAGCCAAGCCCATGTATGCATATGCCAAGAACAATCCTGACTGTACTGCGTATTATCATACTGATCCAGCCACACAAGAAATCCTAGCAAAAAACATTATCCAACAGCTGGAATCTCAAGCCAATGAACAAAAATAACTTGACTTTTGCTCAAAACTACTGTACAATAAACTCATGCGTATCCTTACATTAGACAATCGACCCTATGATCTTGACCATTTGCCTGAAGAGGTAGATGACATGAGATTTGCCATACTAGACAATTCAGATCCAGCCAATCCAGACTATCATTACATTCCCTTGATCTTCCTGGAAAGTTTCAATGCACCTGCCTTGGTATTACAGATAGGTGATTTCAAGATCAAAATGCCCGTGGATTGGCAGATCCTGATTGGTGAACCCGAAGTGGGCGATCTAGAAATGCTGCCACTCACCAGTGTGAACGATCGCGGCTTTAAAGTGTTTCAATTCAATCCACTCAGCAGTTTCCGACCCAGTTTTCCATCTTTAGAAATCATCGACGTATATCAAGAAGTGGCATGGTATGCACCCAAGCTGAAGAATGGGCAGATGTTGTGTGTGCCCATCAATGATGCAGCGCAGCCGGACTGTGTGTATTTCGTCAAAGACATCAGCCGCAACTGCGAAATAGTAGACTACAACCGAGCCTGGTGATGGGACAGTTAGCGCCAGGTGCCACATACATATACGAGCGTGTGGGTGACACCGTGTATCGTCGTGAGACCGGTGCGGCTCTCAGCACACGAGTGGAAGTGGGGCATGACTATGCTCAGCACAGAGATCTGCGTATCCGGGAGAACATGAAACAAAAGCATGACTCAATGATGGAAGATCGACTATGGGGAGAGATTCGTAAAGAGGCCCGCACCAATCCGGCTTTACAAGATATTCTGGATCATGCTATAATGATGTATCACTTGACTCGAACTGAAAAATTACCATGAAAAAGACTGTCAAACTTGCACCTGCGGATCCGTATCTGGACCAGTGGAAAGACCTGTGGCTTACCAAGCAGTATGAACCAGATGCCTGGGAACGTGCCAAATGGGAAAAATTGTGGGAAACGGAAGAATATAAAGAAGAAAAAGTATATGAGCCTTACTTTGAATTGTCTGGCGATGAATACCGACTATTCGAAGAATGGCGAGACATAGTTGTGGCCGCTGAAACCAATCCTGCTTTACAGGACCTATTGGATCAAGTAAAAATGGTGTATAAATTGACCAAGATCAAATGAGCGACAAACTAAACATTGGCAATGAGATGCGTCAATTGGACGCAAAGAATCGTGACTTCTATGATGAACTCACACCGGAAGAACGCCGGAAGTTCTCAACATTCCTCATGGTTCGTTGGGGCTCGGCAGTGGATGGCAGCAGAGAGATCCAGGAATACTATGTGCAGAGCACCAATCACTATCTCAACAAGCACTTCTTCACCATGCATCGACATCCCAAACTGCAATGGCTCATGGCCACAGCGGTCAGTCCAGGCATGGGTGCTCAGCGGCACAACTGGATCGCACCCAAGAAGAAAGAAGCCGGTGCCAGTGCCATAAAGAAACAACTGCGAGAACTGTATCCACATTTTCAAGACGATGAGATCGATCTCATGGCAGAACTCACTGACCGAAAAGAAATAGCTCAACTGCAACGGGCCCATGGCAACGACACCCGTTAGATTGGTCACCAACGGATGCAGCTACATGCAGTGCTATGCCGATGGTAATGGGCATGGTGATCTTGCTGCACAGCTCAAAATCACACAACATGAGAATCTGGCCGAACCTGGAGCCTGTAACAATCGCATCATACGCACTACTCTTAGAGACAGTTTTGTCAACCCGGCTCCGACGCTGTATGTGATTGGTGTGACATTTGTGTCAAGATATGAACTGCCAGTGAACAAGGATCGTGTCTACCCTGATGGAAAATGGTTGAGTTTTACCACATCTGGACTGAGTCACCCGTCCACAGTGGTGATTGACCCGTGTGTGTGTGAGAAAGATCTTGACTGGTATCAAGACATCTGGTTAAAAATCAATCTCACAAGTTTTGATGAGTGGGCAGAAGATTTGCAATACAGATTGCTCAGCATGTGCGACAGTCTAAATCGTCGCGGTCACAGTTGCATTGTTTTCAACACAGCCGAAGCTGTGTTAGATTATGTTTTGGATCAAAGCAAATTCCAACCCATGAAATCACAGCGTCAGATTATTGACGGATTGAAGTGGAAGAGCATACCTTGGCAATTGGATCAAGGTGCTGCCTGGTTGCCAAACGATGAGCGCCATGACAGAAATTGTAGACATGTGGCACCGGGGCAGCACCAGTGGTTGAATCAGTATTTGACAAACTACATCCAAGAGTATACAATACTGCAATGACCGCGCACACATGTAGGTATTGTTCAAGATCATTCAGTAAGGAATCCACGCTGAGTGTGCATGTTTGCGAACAGAAGAAACGCTGGCAAGAATCTAGCGAGCGTGGTGTGCAGTTAGGGCTGCAAGGCTATTTGAAGTTCTACGAATACACACAAGGGTCGGCCAAACTCAAGGGCTGGGATGACTTTGTGACATCTCCGTATTATCGAGCATTTGTGAAATGGGGTAGGTATTGTGTGGATGTACGGGTGATCAATCCAGAACGATTCCTTGAATGGTTGTTAAAAGGCAACCGGAAGATTGACAACTGGTGCAGCGATCGGCTGTACACAGAGTATCTTGTGACACATGTGCAGAAAGAAACAGTGAATGATGCCTTGGCCAGAGCCATCGAATATGGTATTGACTGGAGTGAAAAGACACAGCATCCTGCACATGATTGTTTGAGATATGGCAGCGCCAATGCCACATGCCATGCTGTGACCACAGGCAGGATCAGTGCCTGGGTGATCTACAACTCGGAATCCGGGCAGAAGTTCCTATCAGAACTCAACACAGAGCAAGTGGCCATGATATGGCCTTACATTGATTCAGATGTGTGGCAGAAGAAGTTTGCGGATTATCCCGGGGATCAGGAATACGCTCGAGAGATTTTAACACAAGCAGGATGGTAATATGATAAAAAGTGTAATAGGCAATAGTCCATATCTAATGGTTGCCACCAACAGTGCCAGCAACTTCATGAACAACTACAGCGGTGCTCAAGGGCTGGGTAATATTCGATTCAACACCACAATTCAGAGCTTGGAAGTGTATGATGGATCAATGTGGCACCCGATACAGATGGGCATGGCCACTGTGAGTCTCACACAAGATGCTGTGGATGCTATAGGCTGGGTAAATCAAAAGCGCCTGGATGAAATGAAAATAAAAGCATTGGCTGAGCGGCATCCTGCTGTGGCTGATCAGTTGGCAGCGGTGCAGGAAGCCGAAGAAAAACTGCGTATGCTCACACTCTTGGTGCAGACATGAGTCAGCGTGTATTGTGTCTAGGAAACAACACCGAGGACACGGATGTTAAAACGCGAGCGATGGCCGCAGCCGCGCAAGTTGATTGTCACGGCCTATTGTCAGACTTGGATGGCACGGTCACTGTAGACAGTATGCAGGGTTCGGGATATTATCATACCAGTGTATACGACATAGAATATGGCAAGCTGATTGAACTATCCAATCATTTTGACACAGTGATCGTGTTGGATCAACCACGAGCCCAGTACTCGCATGCTGACGCATTCTATAAAACCATAAGATTGGCAAGAGAAATAAGATCTCGTACCCAGGTTATATTGTTAGATCCGATGTACGAAACTGACATTGATTTTTTTGAAAATGTTGTGCAGACCAATCCCAGCTTCTGTATCTTTCCGTTCATTGAACTTTTGACAAATCAACGTGACGATGGGCAGACCACTGTGTGCTGTCGTTCATCAACACCTATAACGCATGTTGATCAGATCCAGGACTTTGCCACAGACCAAAACTATAAAATCATACGTGACAAAATGTTACAAGGTGTACCGATTCCGGAGCATTGCAGCACATGTTATGCGCTAGAGGACAAAAATATTCGCAGTGCCAGACAACAAGAAACTGTGGAGTGGGCCAACAGATTAGGCTTGTCGTCTTTTGATGACCTGGAGAAAATTACAAATCCAGCGTATTATGAAATTCGGCCGGGCAACATATGCAATCTTCAATGTAGGATGTGCGGCCCGGGCTCTAGTCAATTGATCGGTAAAGAGTATCGTCGATTGAATCTTATTTCTCAATTGCCTCCTCCTCAACGCAGTGATTTTGACATAGTTGATTTTACCAATCTAAAAAAACTTTATGTGGCCGGTGGAGAGCCCACGGCCATGCCTAAATTCTATGATTTCTTAGACAGGTGTATTGCGGAAGATCGCGTGTTTGAATTCCAGGTCAACACCAATGGCACCAAACTAAACAATCGTTTCAAGAAACAACTAAAGCGTCTACCTCACATGCAGTTCACAGTGAGCATTGATGGGTTTGATCAATTAAATCATTATATACGTTGGCCTTCAGAGTGGACCCGGATAGTAGAGAACGTTCAGTATCTTGTGGATCATGGCCATACAGTAAATTTCAATACCACAGTATCCATTTATAATGTGATTGGATTGTGTGAATTGTTTGCCTGGTTTGACCAAGCATTTCCTGGACGTCTGGTACATGCATCTCTGGTCCGAAGTAAAAATGACATGCTATCTGCATTTATATTTCCGCATGCGAGATTGGCAAAAGATCGACTTTTGCCTATACAACAGTTAAAATGCTACAAGAATGATGGATTATTGAAAAGCACCATTGATGGATTGATATCACACTATGATACCAATCCTGTGGCTGATCAGGAAAAACTCACACAATTTTTTGAATTCAACAATAAACTAGATCAGTCCAGAAACATTCAACTAGTTGACTACATTCCGGAATTAGCAAAGCACAAGGACAAATATGAGCGCAGACATTGACATTGATGTACCCAACAGAGATGCTGTGCTGGCCCTAATTCAGCATACTGCTGCACGGCAAAGCAATGGCCGTAAACACAACTCCGGCATCTATGTCACAGACATTCCGCGTGATCCCATCACAGGATGTTCAGCATTGGATTATGAAACAGCTGAAGCCCGTGGCTACTTCAAGATCGACCTGTTGAACATGAGTGTGTACAGCCTAGTGCGTGATCCTGCACACTATGAAACAATGTTGGCAGCAGAACCGCCCTGGACCAGACTGTGGACAGATCCTGAGTGGGCCCGGCAATTGGTCCACATAGGTAGTTATACTGAATTATTGAAAAGTATGCAGCCGGATTCTATCCCTAGAATGGCTGCGTTTATTAGTGTGATCCGTCCAGGCAAAGCGCATTTACAAAATCAATCTTGGTCCCAAGTGTTTGAGTCAGTATGGGATGGTGATCTCAGCAGAGGCTACATGTTCAAGAAGGCACATGCTGTGGGATATGCAGCCTTGGTGGCATTGCACATGAACTTACTCCACACGCCTGACCAAGGTAATTGATTTTCGTTTGCCTTTTCGTCGGGCGATGTCGTTGAGACTGCACACAGGGCCGTGTAATATTTCCAGATCTTTGTTCACAAAAGTGCGTAAGCACAGTCTGAATTCTTCCCATTCGCCACGCAGGAAGATGTTGATAGGGATTGATCGATTGCTTTCCCACCACCAAGTGTTGGCCAGATCAATGTAGCGTCGTTTCTGTTCAGGATCTTGTATCACACCGAAGTCGTAGATGGTGGTGATCACGTCATCTCGATTCTGCACAATGCCCACATATTCCGTGCTGGAATACACACACAAGGTAATGAAAGGGTACTTGTCTGCAAGTTTTTGGAATAAGTCTCTGCCCATATTGTACTGGTTTGGATATTTAGTCTCCAAGACTTCCAGGTAAATATCATTGGAGCTCACCACATGTATTCAACCCAGATCTATATCTATCAACAAATCCAACGTGTGTTGGTGCTGGATACCACGGATGGTGACGTTTTTGACCGGAGGTGGGATCCTGTGTATGCCAAAAAATTAACCATCAACAAAGGTGTTGACAACGTGATTTTGTTTGAGTTCATCAATCAAGATCAAAAACCTGTGAACATCACAGGGTCAGCTTTGAGATTCAAACTGATCAATCTGGCAGGCACAGCCCAGCTGATTGAAAAAGACATGGTCATAATCAATGCTGCTTTTGGTCGTGCCAAGGTCACACTCACAGCAGCAGAAACCACAGAGTTTCCGCCAGAACCCTCCAGCTACAGCATAGAACGTGCTAGTGGCAATCTCGTAGAAGCAGTGTTTGTGGATGCTCAGGCACAAGGGCGTGGTGATGTGGATATCGTGGACTCAGTAAAGCCAGCATTTGTGCCCAGCACTCTTGTGACCATCCCCACCATATATGGTCCTGAATCATACATTGATCCAGTGAACCAGGCCAACTACCCTGACTGGGCATTGAATCCTCCTGGCGCGTATGGCAATGTATACAATGATCCACAGCGATTCAGCAGTCATGTGTCCACCAATGGCACCAGCTTCACCACATTCCAGATGGAGATGGACCACTACACCGGCAATGTCAAAGCACAGGGCGCCCAGACTTATGAATCTGTCTGGGTAGATGTCACTGACTCGCAAAGTTATTACAACAAAACCGGAACCGACTACATCAATGTGGCGGGATTTCATCCGCTATTGAGATTGGTATCGGACCAGTGGCCGGGCACTGAACAGGTACAATTGGCCACGGCCACGGCCTATGGTGCCAATGGCGTGATCACATCAATCACTGTGAATCAATCCGGATATGGATATCTTGCACCACCGCGTGTGAGCATCATTGGACTGGGTGCGGGTGCTGTGGCCGAAGCAGAAATTTCGGGTGACTCGGTCAGTGCCATAAATGTTATAAACGGTGGTTCAGGTTATGCAGCAGATCCGCAACGCAGCAATCAGGTTGCTGCGGTCAGCATCAATCGTGGGGCCATCATAAGCATACTGGTCAGATGACATTTAAAAAAATTGTAGGGTTTGGTGATAGCTGGATGTATGGTGATGAGTTGTTGGATCCGGAATTGACCAAACAGCATAGTGATGCACATCCATGCTGGGTTCAGAATACCGCATACCGCAACAGGCATAGTTTCTTAGGACTATTGGGCCAGCATTACAACGTGCCAACAGAAAATTTTGGCATTCCGGGGGGCAGCATGCAGAGTTCAATCTGGACATTCCAGTGGTGGCTGGATCATGAACCCTGCCCAGATGAATGTCTGGTGTTGGTGGGGCATACAGATTCAGATCGATTGAGTTTTTATAATCCCAATCATCGCAGTTACACGAATGATCCTCCGTGGAATAAATTTATCCATTCATCCTGGGTTGAATACGGAAGCAGTGTGGTGCCTGAAGAATTCCGCACTATGGTCAAGCAACAACTGGTGTTGACCAACTGCGCTGAATTATCTCGATTAAACTATCAGCAGACTGTGCAGTTCTTTGATGGTGTTGCTGCTCGACGAAATCTCAACATGATGCAATTCCATGTCATGCCGGCCGAGGTCAAAATTGATCTGCCCACCATAATATGGCCCGGATTCTCGACCACCATGTGGTTCCGTGATCATCCTGGAAATCGAAACCGTGAGCTGGTCATGCCTGGCGGTCATCCCAACGAGATTGGGCATCAAATGATTGCTGAAAAGTTGATTTCTACCATAGACTCTGCTACAATGTAAGGATGCTTGACATCCTTGGTTATGTGCCCGTGAAACGAAAAGCCACGCC